GCGGGGTCGCGCGCGACGCGGATGATCGTGTACGTTTTACCTTCGATGGTGATTTCATCGTCTGCCTCCGGTATCTTCTTGCCTGCGATGGATGCACCTAACAACAGCACCTCGCGGTCTGTTGACTTGATGCGTGTTCCATCGATCTTGCCGTCAGCGTAGTCGCTAATCATACCCTTGCAAGGGTAACGCTTGACTGAAGAAGTGATGCCAGCGGTTGACGTGTCACCGCGTGTTCCGGGCAACACCTTACGGAGCTGAGCGGACAGAAGACCCGGTCCCAACCCTTTGTTCACTTCAGCAGCAATGTCAACCCCGAATAGCTTGGGCATGTTGTGTCCTTAGAACGGGGAGTTCACACCCCAACGACCAGGGAGGAACGATGAGTTGAGCTCGCCTTCTTCCAATTGGCTTGGATCGCCACCGTTTAGGAAGCCGCCGCCCATCGGTGAAGTGTTCACATCACCTGTGGAGCTAGCGTCTTCGAGCAGCGGCGCGAGCAATTCGGCAACGGGAACAGGAAAGCGCAAGCCCTGCACCGACTTGAAGTATTCAACCGACGCGGGACCACCTTGCACACGCTTGATATTCGCGCCGCCCATTGTCTGCGCCGTTTCCAGCGTTGGATCCTGCGACAGTTCCCACGCGAGTTCGCATTGTGCGTCCTTCAGCGCGGCTGGTGGCGTTGCAGGCAACAGCGCGGCGGTCGCCGTGTTGAACGTAAGGCGGTTGAGCATACGCCAAGCCGAAACCAGCGCGCGCTCTTTCGCGGCTGTTTCGAGGTCAGCCCAACCCGTAGCGCGCACGCTGAGGCCAAGATATTCCGCAGCCTCGTTCAATGTGGCGTAGCTGTTTGTTCCCGCTGCGAACGGCATGGCCTGCTCCTTAGGTGTTGGTTACGTTAGCACGCACGGCGACATCACCGTAAGCGACGACCAGGGCTTCGCTGGAGCCGTCCACAATTTCTAGCTCAGCATAATAATCACCAGGGGTGAGCGCCGCTGTGTCCGCTGTTTTTACGTTGACGTCAACAAGCCCGCTCGCCGCAGTGATAGTCATGTGGCCAGCGCTAGCTGACTTCTTTTCAAGCGAAGGTGTGGTCTTGTAATTGCCTGACTCGTCGTAAGCAGACAGCGTCCAGCGCAACGTGTAGCCGGTCAAGTTGAAAACCGCGCCACCGTTGTCTTGATCGACGACAGTGTAGCGAAAGGTCGCCTTGTTCCCGGCGAAGATCTCAATAGCGTCGTTAAGGCTGGCCATCACGTTACCTCTGCGTTCAGTCCATATAGCTGTTTCGTGCTTCCAGCCAAATTGAGAGTCTCAACTTTCCCGTTCATGGCATAAACCGTCTTCACGCTGGCGTTCATGGGGCGCACCACGTCCACGTCAGCGTTGAACAGGGAAATCAAGGCGTGCGTCGCGTCGAGGAAAAAGTCGGCGCGAAGGAACGAAGCCCCGATAACGTGCTGGTAGAAGGTGTCAGGGTCGTCGTAGCGGCTGGCAATCAGCGTGACGACCGTGCTCAGTGCATGGTTGTAGAAGCTATCAGCGTCGTCGTAACGGCTGCTTTGCGCCAGCGCCGTGACAGTCGTAAGCACATGCCCAAAGAAGCTGTTCGCGTTGTCGAACCGCGCCGCCTGCGTGACCGTGACCGTGGTGCTGAGCGTGTGGTTATAGAAGCTGTTCGCGTTATCAAAGCGCGCGCTCTGCACCAGCGGCGTGACGGCCGTCAGGGTATGCGTGTAGAAGCTGTTCGCGTTGTCGAACCGTGCGGCCTGCGTAAGCGTGACAGGGCCGGTCGTAAGCGTGTGCGCGTAGAAGCTGTTCGAGTTGTCGAACCGCGTACCTTGGTTCAGGTTCTGTGCGCCACCAGCCTGATTGAGCGTGTGGCCATAGAACGTCGCAGCGTTGTCGAAGCGGGCGGTCTGAGTGAGCCCAAGGTGAGCCGCGTGCGTGTAGAACGTCGGCGCATTGTCGAACCGCGCCGCTTGGATCAAGCCGAGGTTGGCTTGGTGCGTGTAGAAGGTCGGGGCGTTATCGAAGCGGGCGCTCTGGGTAAGCGCGCGAGTCGTGGTCAGCACATGGGTATAGAACCCATCGGCATCGTCGTAGCGGGTCGCCTGCGCGAGCGCATAGGTAGCGCTCAGCGTGTGCGCGTAGAACGTTGGGGCGTTATCGAAGCGGGCGCTCTGGGTAAGCGCCACCGCACCGGGGGTGAGGACGTGCGTGTAGAACGTCTGTGCGTTGTCGAACCGCGCCGCTTGCGGCAAGCGGTGACTGAGGACGTGCGTGTAGAACGTCTGTGCGTTGTCGAAGCGGCTTGCCTGCGTGAGTGCAACCGTGGCGCTCAGCACATGGGTATAGAACGTCTGTGCGTTGTCGAACCGTGCGCTCTGCGTCAGGTTCTGAGTGCCACCGGCTTGGGAAAGCGTGTGTGCATAGAACGTTTGAGCGTTATCAAGGCGGCTTGCTTGCGTCAGGCCATGATTGGCTTGATGCGTGTAGAACGTTTGAGCGTTGTCGAACCGGCTTGCTTGCGGCAACCGATGACTGAGGAGGTGTGTGTAGAAGGTCGGCGCATTGTCGAACCGTGCGCTCTGAGTCAGGGCAACGGTCGTGCTCAGCGTGTGCGTGTAGAAGGTGTTCGCGTTATCAAAGCGGCTTGCTTGCGTGAGCGCGCGCGTTGTCGTCAATGTATGATTGTAGAACGTTGGTGCGTTATCAAAACGCGCGCTTTGCGTGAGTGCGTAGGTTGGCGTCAGCGTGTGCGTGTAGAAGCTGTTCGCGTTGTCGAACCGCGCGCTTTGGGTCAGCGCTACTGTGGCGCTCAGCGTGTGCGTGTAGAACGTCTGGGCGTTGTCGAACCGCGCGTTTTGAACAAGGTCGTTGGCGCTGCCAGCGCTCAGCGTGTGCGTGTAGAACGTGTTGACATTGGTAAAGACGCCAGTCTGCGGGAGCAGACGGTTGGTTGCTTCTGCGAGCTCGATCGCCGCGACAGCATAGGTATAGAGGCAGTCAACAGCACTGAACTCGACCGCAGTCGAGGCTCGGTTGCGACCAAGGATCAGCGTTGAAACGGTAGCAACGCCGACTTCCTCTTGGATTTGAACAAAGCCTGTACCGGCGTTGATCTTCGCTCCGGTTACGGGCGGGTCATTATCTACTGAGGCGACAGCGAGCACGTCGCTCGTCGTAACAGTAGCAGCACCAAAGTTGACGGTGAGCGCGCCTGTCCGGTTGTTTCCATTACTCGTAATCTGCCGGAGGACTGGCGTGGTGTTGTTCGTGTTGAGGTAAGCGTAAACCCAAACAGAGGCGTCCTGCGGGGCGTTGGCAAAGCTGACCGTGACCTGCATCGCCGTTGGTGAAGCACCAACCGGAGCAGTAGAGATGTGACCGTAAGCGTCGAACGTGCCGACCTGATATTCAGATTGCTGCGTCCACGTTAGACCACCACCTGTCGTAGTAGGATTAGGAGCTGCGGTTGCGCCGACACCTGCCACAAGAACGACGAGCGTGGAGTTTGCTGGTGGCGTGAACGACACCGACACCATAGACGCCGGGTCTTCTTGGTCAAACGCGCGGCTGATGAACACCGCGCGCAACGGACCTTCCATTGCAAGTGCTTGAGGGAAGGTGTTTACGTTTTCAAAGCGTTGCGTTTGAACGAGCGCGCCGCTGTTCTCGAGCGGCAACGGATAGAGCGTTGCGTCGCCGTTGAACTTGCCAATGCGGTTCTTCCATTGATCGCGCGCTGGCGATCTAAAGGTAGCACCACCGATTCTAAACGGGGTGCTCATGGCTTATCCGCTGACGGCTTGAACCGTTCCCGTGTAGGTGATGCCGCCCGTTGCGGCAATGTGCGGCGTGTAGAACATGAGGCAAGCATCGGTGAGGATTTCTTGCAAGTTGAACGCCGAGTTGATACCATCGAGCACGAACGGAACGTTCGCAACCGGGAAAGGCATCATCGCAATCGCGTGAGCAATCCACCATGACGTGACGCCGGTAACAGATGTGATTGTGCTCTGCGCGACGTTGGTCAAGTAGCGTGCGCCCCGGTCGCCGGTGTTCATCGGCACGAACCACTGACCTGCAACCGTTGGCGAGCGGCCTGCAACCGCGCTAACTGGCGCGGCATACGCCGCAGCCGCTTCAGCCGTGTTGCCTGCGTCATCAACGTAAGTGATTGTGAGGTTGTGCGCCGTGGCGCTGAGCGCGGTTGTGATTTCGCCGCTGATGAAGTTCCCAGGCGCAAGACCAGCCGTTTGATAACGAGTCGGCCGGTTGGCTGCGTCAACCGCTGTTGACGTCGCCGTGGCGTGGTTGTAAGTCATGTCCCACAACCGGTCAGCAAGCATGAGCGACGAAACCGCTGTTGCTTGTCCTGTCCACGTTGTGAGGTGAAGTGTGTCACCAACATCGGGGTTTGATTGCCTAAGAGCGCCAGTCGTGGCGCGTGTGCAGGCGCGACCCGTTCCAGACGTACCGCCAACGCCGGATGCGACAGGAAGGTTGCCCACGTTGAAGCAGCTGAAAGCGTTGGCGACCGTGGTCGCTGTCGTTGCTACCTTGCTATAGAGCAGCATCTGGCTCTTGCCGCCAACCGTGGCTTCGGCAATGAGGTCAGACAGAGAGCTGAACGAGTGTAGCTTGGAGCTCTGGCGCTCAATGTATTTCCGCAGGACGCGGCGTTGTCGTTGCTCTGCAAAGTCAATCAGGTTGGCGAAACCACCACCTTCGATGGGACCGCAGAAGTCGCCACCAGGGGCGACGAACACTGCACCTGGAACACCAGCAAGCGCAACCGGCGGACCCTTCCAGTCACGGAACATGTGACTATAGACCTCGGTCTGGCCCTTGCCTAACCAGCGGTCGAGCTTGTCGCTATGCGTTCCCTTGAGGATTTGCTGACGCGACGGGAGTCGCATCGTGGCGCGCTCAAGTGTGTTTAGGGCAGATCGCATTCCTCAACCTTCCCTAGCCATTCAAACGGGTCGTTTGGCGCTGGCGTGGTGGCGTCAGCCGCAACGTGTGGATCACCAAATCCAGTCTTCACAAACCGGATGTCGCGGTTGCACGTCGCGCAATGAAAGAGCGCTGATTGAGCAGCGTCCTCAGTCTTAGCCCAAGAGCAGGCCATGTTCTAGCTCCATTGGGTTACAGAGCGAAGATACCAGTCGCGTTCCAAGCGATGGTGATGTTGCCACCGTTCGGCGTGACCGGGAGGCCGGTGATGTTCGTGTCGAGGAACACAACCAGCGGGTCAGTGGAGTTCGCGCCAGCGGTATCAACATAGAGCACGACCGCTTCGCAAGATGCACCAGACACCGAGGTGAAGGTCACGTCATCCGCATCGAAGATGCCGTTGGTGACCGTCTTGGTTGTGAGCGTGACCGGCGTGCCGACGACTGCCGTCGAAATGTCATCATAGAAGTCGTGTGCGGCGTTATACGCAACCGTTCCCGTATCGACGAGCGCAGCCTTGACCACGCCAGTCGCCAGCGAAGTCGCGTCGCGCGCTGCACCTGTCGCGCCGAGGAGCTGCTCTTTGTACTTGGGATAGACTGCGTTCGCCATGACGTGCTCCTACTTGTTTCCGGGCGACACCTGTTGCTTGATCTCTGTAGCGTGCTTCCAGGCGACCTTGTCTTTCATCTTCTCTACGGCGCGCTCTATCAGTTTGACAACGCGCACTCTTTCTTCATTCGTGGTTAGGGGTTGAGGGGTGTCCACGTTCACTGCGACGTAATCCTTATCGGCGTCGTAATAGACGCTGATGCTGGCAACGCGGACAGTGCGATAAACGGTTGCGCCTTTGAATTCCATGGTCTGGCCTTTCGATGGAACAAAAAGGCCGGTGACATTGCTGCCACCGGCCTTTGACTTCTTAGGTGAGCCGGCGATCAGCGGCCTTTCGGCGCGGCCTTGGCTTTCTTCGCTTTCGGCGCGGCCTTGGCTTTCGGCGCTTCTGCTTGGGCTAACACCGACGCGGCGAGCTGCTTGGTTTCGTCGTCGGAATACGGCTTGCCCTTGAGAATGCGCGCGGCGATGCCCGCGATTTTCTTACCTGACACTTTACTCATTTCGGCCTCCTACGTTTACTCACCCGCTTCTTTGCGGCTGGAGGTTTCACCTTAGCAGGCTTTTTCTTTGGCGCACCACCCTCATCTTCATCTGAAGGTACTTCGCCGTCCTCGTTACTATCGTCTGGTTCGTTGTCGTCCGTGACGTCTTCAGGGTTGGTGTTGGGATCTAGCTCAGGAGGCACATCACCAGGGAGCGGACCGAACTCGTCGCGAAGTTCCTGTTGCTGCACCATCACCTCGTCGAGCTTGGGTTGACGACTCAAGCCGAGCAAGCCGCGCACCTCGTCAATCGCCGGGTCATCCGGGGTAAGCGGCGCACCAGCCGTTGACAGATCAACCAGTGCAGCGGTCACCTGCTCAACGTCGCGGTACTGTATAGCATCCGTCTTAAACGTCGGGCAGAAGCGTTCTTCGATACCATTGAGCCGTAGCAAGGGCTTCGCGTAGTCAGCCTCGTAAACTTCGGCCAGCTCACCTAGAGCCGATTCGACCAGCAACCCAAATGAGTGTGACTTATCGCGGCTGAGCGCTTGGCTTCCTTGACCATTGCCCAAGAGCAAGCCTTCAACACCTAGCACGCGCGCGATCTCACGGTTCAAGCGTTCAATGGCTGCGGCCATTTCGGCTTGCGACGTAACGCTGGCGTTGAGCAGCTCCAGGCCGAAGTGACGGTTGGGTGAAGGCGTGCGGTCATCATTGTCAGTGCGATAAACGCCTGAGTCAATCACGATTGCGCGTTGCGGCGTCTTGTAATGGGCGCGCGCAAAGTTGACGATGTCCTCGGTTGCCTTGGTCGCTTCAGCATCGGTGAGGAGGCCCATTCCCTTGAGCCTGTTGATCTCGGCAAACGGCGCGGTCGCAACGAGGTTGCCGCGCAAGTCACCCTCAAAGCCATAGCCCTCCAGCGTCTCGAACGCTGACAGGCGGCTAACGTGCTTGACGACGTGACGTAGCAGGCCGACGCCTTCTGGTGACGATGAAAGCGTGTCGTCGAGCGCATAGATGAGCTTCGTGCGCGGGATGTAAGCCTCACGCGACATCATGCCGTGCGTTTCCTGCCACACGCCCTTGACAGTACCGCCTTCATCCAGGTCCCATTTACTGATCGTGTGCTGCGGCCTGGATTCAACGTCGAGGATGCCGATAGCACCGTCCTCGCGGCGCTTGGCGGTCCACTCTTGCAGGCTGAAGCCATACAGGCGATAGATCGCCGCCTTGCGGATGACGCGCGTCCAAGGCGTGGTCATGTCATACATGCACGCTTCAACCAGCTCGGCGGCTTCCTCAGCGCGGGCTTGGTCACCAGCGTCTTCCATCTCCGCCGGTTCCACTTTCCAGTTTGGCTTGGACACGAGGTTGAGGAAATAGCGCACACCAGACGCGACGATGCTGGTGTTGAGCATGGTGTTGTAGAACGTGGTGTAGCGCTGCGAGCCTTGAAGCTCCGGCGCACGCTCGCCGTCACCGGCATAGTTGCCACCCCACGACGACAGGCCGGTTGAGCCAATCGTCTTGAACGCGCTCGCCTTGGCAATATCATCAGCCGTCGGAACCGGGGCTGGTGTTTTCTTGCGCGCCGCTGCCATGCTCAACCCCTGTTAGGACACTGCACTCTCAGGGATGGATACACCACCGCCGATCGAAACTGGACCCTGCTTCATTTTGAGGAGCTCGGTGTAAGCCCTCGTCGATGCGTCAACTTGATCCTTGAAACCTCGTGGGAAGGTTTCAAGTTCGGCTAAATAATCCGCATTCCAGTCGCCCTCAACAAGGAAAACATTTCCAGCTTCCACTTGTGACACGAGCGGGATTGCTCTGTCTTCCTTGCTGCCCGACTCGGGGCTAAAGCGCACGTCGAACCCATGCAAGAGCTTCGCATAGCTCAGCACTTGCGCCACGCCTGCTTGACCAGGGTCTTGCGGGATGCTGATACGCACACGCTGACCGTCTTGCGTTGCCGTGTTCTTGATGAGCGTTTCGACATCGGCTGGACCTATGCGCTTGCGGCTGACGTGCATGATGTAGATTGCACCGTCCACCAGTCGCATACGAACGCCGCTTGTGTAAGCACCACCAGTCGTCTTCGCTTGGCCAGCCTTGGCCTTGGTTGCGGCCAAGTCGTAACCGCGCACGTCGCGGCCTCCAACCGGCGCGACCTTGACGATGCTGATTTTGCTGATGTCAAACATACCACCGCCGCGCGGCGAAGGGCGCTGTTGGAACTGACCCGCCGCAGCGTATTCGCCAAGCACCTTCTTATCACGTTCGACCACCTCCTCGGTGAAGCGGTCGGGCCATAGCAGTTCGCCTTCGGCATAGCGAATGTCCTGCGGATACAGGAAGCGCGCTCCTTCGTCGTCTGGCGTGCATTGCCGCCACTGCCCTTGCTGCCACCCTTCAGCCTCGACCGGGTCAGCAGGCTTCTTCTGCGTGACCCAAGCAGGCTCCGACTCCCGCGTCTTAGGCTTGAGCTTGGTGTAGCTGATACGCTTCGGCTCGAACTCCATCGGCAAGTTGAGGTGCTCATAGCCGAGGTCGCGCGTAAGTATGAGGCCGCTGATGTCGTGTTGATGCACGCGCTGCATGATGACCACGATGCTGCTCTTCGCAGGGTCGCTCATGCGGGTTGGTAGCGTTTCGGTAAAGAACAACCGCGCCTCTTCGCGCTTGGCTTCCGACTCTGCTTCCTTCACCGAGTGAGGGTCATCGAGTACGACACGGTCACCGCGCCAGCCGGTGCTTGAGCCACCAATGGACGTTGCAAGACGATAGCCGCTGTGGTCGTTGTCGAACTTCACCTTGGCGTTCTGGTCACCAGACAGCTGGAACTGATCGCCCCATAAGCGGCGATATCCAGGCGACTCAAGTAGCTGGCGCGCGCGCCGGTTGTCACGGATGGTGAGGTCAGCGTTGTAACTGAAGAACAGGTAGCGCAACGCTGGAAGGTTGAGCGGACCCCATTCCCATGAAGGCCAGAAGACGCATGTGGTGAGCGACTTCATAAAGCCTGGAGGCACGTTCATCAGCAGGCGTGGGATTTCGCCGCGTGACACTGCTTCAAGGTGCTCGCATATTGCTTCGATGTGCCAACCACCAACGAACGGTCGCCCCGGTTCAAGCACGCTCCACGCGAACTGAACAAAGTAGTAGAGGCTCAGCTTGGAGCGGCCTTTGCGTGCGTCATCAAGCGCTTTAACCCGCGCTTCAACGCTATGCTCAAGCCCGTTGATTTGATCAGTGCGATGCGGGTTGATGTGTCGATACTTGTCAAGCAAGGCTTGTTCCTGCGGCGTAGGGCCGGGAATATCGAACGCGTCACCGCCTATACCACCGATAGCCATCAGTCGTCGTCGCCTTTGTCATGTTCTTGCGTGTCGAAGTACTTGACGTCAGCGGCTTGGCGCTTGGTCTCAAGCTCCATCGCGCTGAACAACGGTTCCCCATCGAACGGCTCAAGTTCTTTGGCCAGCGCGGCTTCTTCAGCGTTCACTTCGGCCTGCGCTTCAAGCAGCAACGGCGCTCGCTCATGTGGCGCAAGTGTTGGTCCACCAGGAAGCGACGTGCGCCGCGCCGTCACCAACGCGGGGACTTCTTCTAGCGACATATCCGGTGGACTGTCCACTTGACTGGCGAGCAGGCGTTCCAGGTCAGCAAGACCTTTGTCATCACCACTATTGGTGAGGTTCACAATCATCGTGTTGATCAACGTGTTGTTACCAGCGCCGCCAGCGAGCGCCGAGCCGTCTGGATTTTGAACCGTCACCGTGCTGGTGCTGGCGCTGTACTCAGGGTCATGCTTCTTAGCCCAGAGCTCAAGAAGCCGATCGGAGTAACGGCGAATCGTCCCTACCTTGCCGCCCTTGAAGAACACCGGCTCTTCCCATCCGTGGATTGCACGTTGCTCAACAGCACGGTTCACCACGAAATCACGGTAGATAGCGCGCGCCTCTTGCATCTCTTGACGGAAGACGGGGTAGAGGGCGGCATAGTGATCGACCGTGGTCGAGGTCAACCCAACAGAAAGCGCGGCTTCAGTGGGACGACCGGTTTCTGCTAGAACCTTGAGGAAAGCACGGCGCACCTCAGGGCTGTCTAGTTTGCTGTTGCGCTTATGCATGACACTGAATGCGCCGCGCGGGACAATGGGTTGTGGTTTCTCGTCCATCATTTCTTCCGTGCGCGCGTAGTTCTTCAAGGCATGTGCGCGACGTGAGCCTCCATAATGCAGCCCAAAGCAGAATGAAAGCACTTGTGCTCCCAGCCGGTGCTGAAGTAGGAGGGACTCGCTGCCCAAGCTACGCGCTCAGCGCACCGCCCCGGTCAGTGTGTCAACGTGTCAACCTTCGACACGTTCCAAATCCAAGGTTGACACCGAGGTTGACACACACAAGGGTTTGATAAGCGGGTCGCAACGTCACCCAAGTGTCAACCTGTCAACCTTTTGCGACGCCTGAGATCGCCACGGCCATTTACTTTCCGTTTTACTTTTAATCTTAAATAGAAAAAGAGGTTGACAGGTTGACACAACACTTGTGAACCGTCGAAAATACGACCAAAAAGGTTGACACTGAAGGTTGACACAGCACCGAAAAAGGTTGACAGGTTGACACAACTCTTCGATCATAAAGCGTATCTTTTCGTTAATGACTGTCTTTATGATCGAGGACTTCCCTCAAGTGTAATGCAGCGTTACACTCACAAATCTGCGCCGATGTAAGCGGAGCGCGGAGAATCCAGCCTTGCGGCGTACCCTCTTGGGCTGTTACCGAGTGAGCTGTACTGCCACGGCAAGGAGCCAACCATGTTCGACAAGAACATCCATATCCACATGCCGGGGTCCGCCGCTGCGGCGGAGGAAGTGCTTAAAGCCATCAAGGAGGCAAGAACCGAAATGTCAGAAGCGATGAACGCCATGCGACGCGAAGTCGCAGAGAGCCGCACCGTTACCGAATCAGCCTTGACGGCATTCACCGGGATCACCAGCCGTCTGCAAACGGCGCTTGACAGCCTTGCCGCTAGGGGTATCGAGGAAGCCGAGCTGACCAGCCTTGCCGCTGATCTGAACCAACAGCAAGAGCTCCTCGCGGCGGCGGTTGCCGCTGGCACATACGCCGATCCGGCCGCACCAGCACCAGCACCGGAGCCGCCGCTGCCCGCGCCTGAGGTGATCGTCCAGCCGTTGCCGGACCCAATCACCGGCGAGGGTGGAACGAGCGGTGAAGGCGGCGCACCAGCCCCGGCCGAAGAGCCGGCTCCAATCGTCGAACCAGCGCCGGACCCAAACAACCCGCCGCAGACGTAAAGCCCGCGCCGCAAAGCACGTTAGGAGCAGCGCATGAAGCCGCCAGGATACGACGCTCACATTGCCGCCTTGGTTGCAGCCTTCCCGGTTGCAGCGTTCACACGTGAACAGGCGGCAACGAACCGGAGCATCCGTGTTGGTGAGGCCGACCGTGTGCTGCGCTTTGCTGTGAAGGCCGGAACTCTCAAGCGTCCAACACCTAAAGCCGGGGTGCGTAAATGGCTCAAGGTCTAGTATGAACAAAGCCCTTGCGCTCACTTAAGGCGAACGGGCAAAGGGTGTTCGCGCATGGTTCTAGGCCTCCGGGCTGAAATCCCAAGCGTTCCTTCCCAATGACTGAAGCCCCGGCCCTCAAAGCCGGGGCTTTTTCCTTTTGACGGGCGGCTCTTGCCGCCCGCGCGCTCTTGCGCGCGGCAACCTCCAACCAACGTACCTAAAGGCTGGTGACCGACTCGCCAGGATCGCTCAGGGGAGTGGATGCGAGGGGAGGGTGCTACCCAAGCACCCCTAAAGGTTCAGCCCCGCGCTGCGGGGCGCGGGGCTGATGCTTAGGTCGGAGTTACTAGCGGGGGGGCTGGTGGGGGAAAACGCCCCGACCTTTGCCGGTGCTGCACTTAGCCTTGAGCCAAGGCCAGACACACCACCAAGATCAACGCTACCACGCCAGCGCCAATGAGCAACCGGTTTTCGGTAGCAATCTCTCGTTGCCGCTTTTCCATCAGCTCGTCGTAACGATTCTGACCTTCGATCTGTTCTTTCCGTGAGAGCGGCGGCTTGGGACATCCACCGCTGTATCCATGGTACTTGAACATCTGTTCACCTTCAGGCATTGGCTCGCCGCAGAGCTGGCATCGTGACTCGTTCTTTGCCATCACGCGCTCCCTTGGGTTTTCATCAACTCGCGCACGGCTTCGTCATTGCCGCGCTCGATGTTGGTCGCCACGATTTGCATCGCCCGTTGCTGACTCATCGTTTGCTGGTCCTGCAACGCGATGAGCTTGCCAACCATGTTCGCGGCGATTGCCAGCATTTCAGGCGCGGTGACAGTATCACCATGACGGCGAACCAGCGTGATGAGCTCATGGTAAAGAACCTTATGTTCTTCCTTCGCTTCAACAACAGTCTTCTTCAGCTTCATGGCTTTGCATCCTCTGCAGTCGGTTCCCAATACACGTCGCTCTTCTGCATACCACCAGGGCGCTCGCCAAGTATAACGCGCACGTCAACGATGGAACCGTTCACCAGCGTGTCCCAATGCTCCTCAATAAAGGCGTGCGCCGTTTTCATGGTGCGGTCGTTCCAGTCGTATGGGTCAGCGGTGAATTGCCCACCTTCGAGCCGACCGAACAGCACCGTGTTCGCCGCGTGCAGAGCGTCGAAGCCGCTCTTGCCAAGCAAGAACGACAGCTGAAAGCCATCGTAACCACCTTGACCCTCGTCAAGCGGCATACCGGGGCGAATGGCCAGCGCTGCAATGCACGTCGCGCGGTCCTGCACTTCAATCAGCTTTACTTGCATGTTCTGTTCCTTCCTCAATGAAATCCTTGTCGATGCAGTTCGGGCAATAGTCGCGGCCCTTCACGCACGCCTCGCAGCATTGTTCATCGTTCATTTGAAACCAGCCTTGATGAGCGCATTGATATATTCGCTTGACGTAACCAAGTGCGACGACGACTGCACCTTGCCGCCACCTACGCCATACGCCACTTCGATTCCGCGCTGCTTACAAACGAAAGCTTCAGGTATCGGCACGTCATCAGGGCTACGATCACCACCGTTGGCGAAGATGTCAGGGCGAAGCATGTGGAGTTCCATGCACACGCTCATATCGGTAGGCTCTTTCGAGTGCAGGCTTAGGAACACCTTATCGACCACGTCGATCGCCTCTATGATTTCAACCCGCTCGTCCTCTGACATGAAGACCCATCCCTTCTTCTGCCTGAGCCAGTTATCGTTATTGACGACGACGATCAGCCTGTCACCAAGCGCCCGCGCTGCTTGTAGAAGCCGCACATGCCCAACGTGAAGCGGGTCAAAGCCGCCTGACACCATGACCGTCTTACTCACGTTACAATTCCTTCCAGCTTCGACTCTTCGATACGCAACCACGTTTCCCGCGCTTGGGCTTCTTGCTGTTGTGCTGCGAGCTGCATGAACTCCGACATGACAAGCAACAGTTCGATCGCCTTCGCCAGCTGGAACGCCACCAGCGCCAGCATGATGAAGAGCAACAGCACCGCCGCTAACAGGTAGTCAGCCGAAACAACGGCCTCCACCGCCATCCAGGTAGCGACGGCCGTCACAACGAACGTGAGCGCAGTGCCAGCCGTGCGCCAGCTCAGCTCGATTTCAATGGTCCAGTCAGACCAGCCAAGGAAGCTGTCGGTCTTGTGAAGCTTCACTTTGGATACGCCTTCCACGGGAGCTGCCAGTGTGGTCCGTCCTTAAACGTCTTCCAGTCGCCGCCCCATTCGATCAGCACGTTTTCAGCCGCCGCAGCGGCCTTGATGATGGGAGCGGCCTTGTGATATAATGGCCAGTCCCAGCGGAGTTCGTCACCGAGCATAACGCCAAGGTCAACCGCATGGCCTGTCAGGTGGCGCGAGCGCAGTGTGGTTGAAGCACCTTTCTTAACGAGTTCACGTTGCCGCTCAATCGTTCGCAGCCCTTCCAACACCATCATGTTGAGCTTGGCGGTTGGCATGGCGTCGAGGCGTGCAAGCACGCGCAAGAGGTCAGGGTGAATGCCAGCAGCGCGGCGCATCTTCTGTATCATGGGTCGTTCTCCTCTAAACACTTTTCGCAAGCATTGCACGACCAGCAATAGCGGCAACCGCAACCATCACCCTCGTCACTGTCTTTGTGACCGCAGTCGCAGCAATTGAACAATTGACTGCACCGACAAGTGACGACGGGTTCGGCCTTGGTTGGCTCTACTGCCATCAGAACACTTCCGTCCTAGGCTTACGCACTTTTCCCGGCCGCAGCCGGTGAAAGATTTCTGGCCCAAGTACCAGCGTTCCACGGAACGGCTCGTGCTCAACACCATAGACCAAGCCGAACAGCTTCCTTGGGAACGTGATGTGCGGCGTGTAGTGCGGAAAGTCCCACGAGTAACCTCGGCTGCGAAGGTGCATGTGTCGCAACAGCAATGACTCATTCGTCGCGGTTAGCGCTAGCGTTTCGCCACGCATGGTTGTCCACGTTGCTTCGCTGCAATCCAACGGAATGTAGTCTTCGTCAGCCTCCGGCCATTGCTCGTCTGGCGCTTGGCTTGAGTAGATCACCGTCACGTGTGGACGCCACGCATCCCAAAGGGCTTTGAAGTCAGGCACACCATTCGGCGTGAGCCAGCTCACAAACGCCATGAAGTCTTTCGTCGGCATCACGCGGCGTTCAATACGCATCGGCCCAACAGTTTCGAGTGACGATTCCATAGCAGATCCTTTGCTGAAGTGCGCGCGTCGTTCCTTCCACCACGCCGCGCTCATGTGAACTCCGCGGGAGGCGACGGCCGGAACTGGTCGTCACTGAGAATCTTGCCGATGCGCTCTTGAAGAGCGTACTCTTGACACCAGCAAATCCCCACGTCGTGGTCGCACTTTTCATCTTCGAGGATGAAGGCGAGCTGCGTCTCGGCGAGTTGAAGCGTGGCGCGCGGCGACCAAGGAGGAGCCGTGTTCCCTTGGGTGATAGCGTGCAAGCGCTTCGCAGCGTTGATCATCACTTCCTCAAGGTTGGTGCGGAAGCGGTAGCCGTCTTCATGCCAGAACTCCATCTTCAGGCCATTGCCGCGCATCACCTTCACCATCTTGCCATCCGGCAACGTCATGGTCGCAAGGTCTTGAACGAGGTCAACGCTGGCGAAGTTACCTTGCGGGTCATGCCACTGCACTTCCAGCTCAACAGCCATGACCTCGCTTGAAAAGTTCACGGGCGGCTCTTCGCGTGCGGCTGAAGAAGCCGCTGGTGCAGCCGCAGCCGCAGCCACTTGTGACAACGCTGCCAGCGCGGCGGGCGAGCCGTTCAACGCTTTCGGTGGCGCTGGTTGGTGCGCCGTCTTAAGCTCAACAAGCTCAGTTTCGTGCTCAAGCTTCCACATGCACCGCATCCGCGGACACTCGGAAATGTTTGCGAAGCCTTCACGTCCGCAGCGGCATTTATCAAGCGCAGTCATATCACGTCCTCCCATAGTCATCGGCATAACGCACGATGTCGTCTTCATCAAATGTTCCGTAGCTGACTTCGATCAGCACGACGGATTCATGTTGAGCGCCAAGCCGGTGCTTGCCGTAGCGCGGAACGAAAGCAATGTCCGACGGTTGCAGCACTGTCATCACGCCGTTGAGTTCAAAGTGCAGGTCGCCTGACACCACGAAGAAGCGTTCATCGCGATGCTCGTGCGATTGAAGGGACATCTTGCTGTATGCCTGGATCATAATGACCTTGACATTTGCCACCGGCCCAAGCTCAGCGTCAGCTGCATCAGCCAGCACCATGAAGCAACCCCAAGGGCGCTTTTCAAATTCAAGGCTCATGTTCCCATCTCCAGGTGCGGAAACCAGTCCCTCAAGCGCCTTTTGAATTCTGTCTTCCATCATGGTTTCTCCAACGTCACGCCAGCTTTCACCTTGTCGCGGTGACGGTTGACCCAATAGACAGCGGCGTAAGCCTGAACACGGTTCAGTTCTTCCTCGGTCAGGCCGTAAAAACTTTCACCGAGATTGCAGGCCATCACCAACGATGTGAACCCGACCTGAGCCAGCTCCTTCGCTGGCTCCCCTTTGGGTTTCGAATAGACGCGCGCAATGGTGCGTTCAATCACGTCCCTTGGTACGTCGCACGCTTGGGCAAGCTCGACCGCCTCCTCAAGCACGCGCAAGGCGCGCTCAGGGGTACTGACATAGGCTTGATCGCCGAATGAAGCGCGCGCCCATGCGCCAGCGGTCCACTGCTGAAAGTTCAACTGGTCGTTTACCATCATTCCCACTCCAATGAATATGTTCAAGATCAACCACGCGAGACCAGCCCAAAGGACCACGCTGCACACAATGGCCAGCGCGCAACCGTAAATCGGCCGCCACCGGTCAACGCGCATGTCCTCGGTGAGTAGCAGTTCATTATCGTCCTGCACGGAGCGCCTCCATGGCCAGCCGTTCCTTCAACCAATCTGGTTGGTCGCCGGTGTTCCAGCGCCCATCAAGTGCGCGGTTACAGTGCGGCCAGAAGTAGTTGAGTTCGCCTTCAACAACGTCATCGAAGAAGGGCGCATAGTGCGCCGCGTTTTTGAAGACGAGCGCGTGTTGATGTGACAGGTGAACGCGACGATCACCTAACCACCACGGTCCAGCTGAGTCGTCATCGTAGCAGTCAATGCTCATGCGTGGCATCGTGTGCTTATAGCCGCGCTTAATCCACTCGCTATCAATAGCGTCGGTGTAGCGCTCCAGCGCCTTTTCGTGGCCAATCCACATGAGCGTGGCGGGGTGCGTGCGCCAGCCTTTAGAAAGGCCTCGCATGGCGTTTAGGATTTGTCTGCATTCGACCCGCTGCTTTCCAAGCCGCTTGGTGTCGAGGACAAACGCGCACAAAGTGAAGCGCGAATAGGGTAAGAACGTTTGCACTGTATCCGTCTCCTTCAGGGCGTTGGATAATCACGTGAGTAGCGGCTAGGGTCAACAACCCATCCCAGCTCCCGGGAACATCGTGGACTTCTACCACGCCACTACTCACGCGCTCACCTCCGTAACACCGCGCCGCGCATTGGCGCAAGTGTAAAGTTCAGTCAAGCCGCGTCATCACGCGCGCGTCGAAACCATGCTTGCGGAGCACCGACGCAAACGCCATCGCACCTTCCTCTTTGATATTGATGCTCTGCCCGCCCCATTGACCTGGATCCCACCACGTCACTCCGCCGTAGTAGTCATCGACGCGGCCATAGGTGCGGTCGCCGGGGTTTTCCTTGCGCTTGGTTGCCAGCCATCGCGCGAAGCTTGACGTTGCCGGTTTCATGTTGACCCAAGCGAAGCCGCAGCAACCATGCCAATCAACATGCTCAAGGTCAGGCTGTTGCTCTTTCAGCTTCTGCACATAGGCTGCGACTGCGGCCTTGGCTGCGGCGGTAGCTTCATCAAGCACCTCTGCGTGAGTGATTGTCGTTGTCATGCGCTCTTCCTTCCCTTTTCAAACAGTGCTGCCACCTTCCACATGATTGTGCTCATCTGCTCCCATGTGAAGGGCGTGTCGGTGTTGGGCAACGTCACACGAATCCTGTCGTTCGGGTCGCCGGTCGGCATGAAGTCCAGGTGCGTGAAACGCTCGCCGTCGTGTTGCGCCAGCAACCAGTTCCACTCCTCGTCGTTGCAGGCTTCAGCAATGTGCGTCGCATCTTGCGTCAGCGTGTAACCGGTAAGCAGGATGAACTCGTTGCCAGCCGGGAACGGGATTTCATACGTCCCCCTCATGCCACCACCTCCTCGTTCAGGCGTTGCTTCATAAGGTTGAGCAGGCGATGCGCGTCCTGCAATTCCTCATTGATCACCGCCGCTTCAACGCTGTTCGGCTTGGTGTTGGCGAACGCTGTAGCTTGCTCCTCGATGTAGGATTCGAGCGCATTGGCCAGCACTTCGGCACGTCGTAGGCTCAGTTCAAAGCTGCGATTCATGGCGCACACACTTCCCACGTTCCGGGGTTGAACTCATCTCTTGCAGTTTCTCAGCGGTAAGCACCTTTGGCTCCAAGGCGTCGGCGGCCTCATTGAGGAGCGCACACAGGCACTTGTTCTCGCCAATCGGCGGTCGGCAATCGGCCGTGCATTCCCAGTAGTTACGGAGACGCTCCCGCAGATCGGCGGTAGCCTTGTCTGGGGCGCGTGGATCGTCGCTCATAGCTCGTTACCCCTTGTCATTCTGGAGGCCATGCGTTTTCAGGACGTGCTTGGCGATGTGATAGACGCACTCGCCAGTCGTCAGATGCACAGGCGT